CAATGCCGGGAAAGAATAACATGAATAACTACCTGCCAACCGACTATCAATCCTTCATTCATACCTCACGCTATGCTCGTTGGTTGGATAAAGAGAACCGCCGTGAGAATTGGGGTGAGACTGTATCTCGCTATATGACCAATGTGGTTGTTCCTAAGAGCCGTGACGAGGTTATCCTTGATGATCTGGAAGAGGCTATCCTCAACCTTGATGTGATGCCTTCTATGCGGGCTGTAATGACTGCTGGCCCTGCCTTAGAGCGTGACAACACAGCGGGTTACAACTGTTCCTACCTGCCTGTGGACGACCCTAAGTCCTTTGACGAGGCTATGTTCATCCTTCTGTGTGGTACTGGGGTTGGCTTCTCTGTGGAGCGTCAATACATCAGCAAGCTGCCAGAGGTTCCTGAGCAACTGTTTGCGTCTGACGATGTGATCGTTGTCCACGACAGCAAAGAGGGTTGGGCTAAGTCTCTGCGTAAGCTGATTGCTATGCTCTATGCAGGGGAAATTCCTAAGTGGGACGTGTCTAAGGTTCGTCCTGCTGGGGCTAAACTCAAGACCTTTGGTGGTCGTGCATCTGGTCCTGCCCCTCTGGTGGAATTGTTCCAGTACACGATTGAGAAGTTCAAGGGTGCTGCTGGTCGTAAGCTGTCTTCGATTGAGTGCCACGACATCATGTGTAAGATTGGTGAGGTTGTTGTGGTAGGCGGTGTTCGTCGCTCTGCAATGATCTCTCTGTCGAACCTGTCTGATGATCGTATGCGTCACGCTAAGTCAGGTATGTGGTGGGAAGGTAATGCTCAACGTGCCTTGGCTAACAACTCTGTGGCCTATACTGAGAAGCCTGACATGGAAACCTTCATGCGTGAATGGCTCTCTTTGGTGGAAAGCAAGTCTGGTGAGCGTGGTATCTTCTCTCGTCAGGCGTCTAAGAAACAATCTGCAAAGAATGGTCGTCGTGATGCTAACCAAGATTTTGGCACTAATCCGTGCAGTGAAATCATCCTTCGTCCGTACCAGTTCTGTAACCTCACAGAAGTCGTGGTTAGGGCTACGGACACACTTAAGGACTTGGAGCGGAAAGTAAAGCTGGCTACGATCCTTGGCACTATCCAGTCTACCTACACACACTTCCCCTATCTGCGTAAGATTTGGCAGAAGAACACTGAGGAAGAGCGTCTGTTGGGTGTGTCGTTGACAGGTATCATGGACCACATGATGCTATCTGGTAACCCAGACCTTCCTAATATCTTGGAGCATCTTAAGAATGTTGCTGTTACTATTAATGCTGAGTGGGCTAATCATCTTGGTATTCCTGCTAGTGCGGCCATTACTTGTGTCAAACCAAGCGGAACTGTTAGCCAGCTTGTGGATTCCGCTTCTGGTATTCATGCTCGTCACAGCCAGTATTATATCCGCACCGTAAGGGGTGACAACAAAGACCCTCTGACGCAGTTTATGAAGGATCAGGGTATTCCGAGTGAGCCTTGTGTGATTAAGCCTGAGACTACCACAGTCTTTAGCTTCCCACAGAAGTCTCCCGAAGGTGCTATTACCCGTAACGACATGACGGCTATCGAACAGCTTGAATTGTGGTTGGTCTATCAGCGTCACTGGTGTGAGCATAAGCCTTCTGTCACGGTTACTGTTCGTGATAATGAATGGATGGAAGTTGGTGCTTGGGTCTACAAGTACTTCGATGAAGTATCTGGTGTGTCTTTCTTGCCACACTCTGACCACAGCTACCAGCAGGCACCCTATCAGGAAGTTAATCAGCGGGAGTATGAAGAGTTGCTTGCTATCATGCCACCAAAGATTGACTGGGCTAAACTGAGCGAGTATGAGACTGAGGACACTTCCAAAGGTTCACAGACTTTTGCTTGTGTTGGTGGTTCCTGTGAAATCGTGGACCTGACCTGATGGAGAAAACTATGGACTTTGGTTGTGCTCTGGTAAACTTGAAAGCTGGTAAGCGAGTTGCTCGTAAAGGGTGGAATGGAAAGGGTCTGTGGCTTGAGTTGCAACGTCCTGACACATTTAGCAAGATGACACTACCCTACGTCTACTTGAACTATCCAGAAGATGCGGATAACACACCCGGAGCAAGGGTTCCGTGGCTTGCCTCTCAGACGGATATGCTTTGTGAAGATTGGGTTGTAGTCGATGCTCTTTGATCTTGTGCAGATTGCAGTTCTATTCGTTCTGACCTATCTAACCTATAGACAGGGCGACAGGATTGACGATCTGGAAACGATGGTGGGCTACATCCTTGGGAACCTTGCCAGTAAAGAGGGAGAAGAAGATGTTCTACATGATAACGAAGGATGATTGTCCTTGGTGTGATCTTGCCAAGGAACTCCTACAACAACGGAAGGCCCCTCTGGGGGTCTTTCACTACAGCGAACATCCTATGATCGTCAAACTCATGTTCAAGGGTGGGATTAAGTCTGTCCCACAAATCTGGTATGAGGGTGAATACATTGGTGGTTATGAAAATCTTGTAGAATGGTTGAATAACAATGCTTGAAAAGCCCAAAGGCAAACGACAGTCCCGTTACAAAGGTGCTGAACAAGAGGGTACAATGCGTACCGTCTCCATCAAGCCTCTTAACGACAACCAAGACACCTATTTGAAACGTCTAAAGGATTCAGATCAGATTATTGTTTGTGGTTTCTCAGGGACTGGTAAGACGTTCATTGCAGCCACCTATGCAGCGAACATGTATGCCAACCGTGAGATCGACAAGATCATCCTGACACGTCCCAATGTGTCTGTGGGTAAAGACTTAGGCTACTTCCCCGGCACTCTAGAGGAGAAGTTTGCCCCTTGGGCTGCACCTGTCCTTGATGTTCTGAATGAGCAACTAGGGAAGGGTACTGTAGAGACTGGTATCAAGAGTGGCAATATTGAAATGGCACCCCTATCTACTATGCGGGGTAGGTCATTCAAGAACGCCTTTATCATCCTAGATGAAGCACAGAACACTTCTGTTGCAGAGATCAAGATGTTCTTGACACGGATTGGTAAGGACTGTAAGGTCGTAATCAATGGTGACGTAAAGCAGTCAGACATTGGTGGTCAATCTGGGTTGTCTAAGGTTATCCACCTTGCTAAGAAACATAACCTACCTGTACCCGTTATTGAGTTTGGTGTAGACGACATTGTTCGATCTGACATCTGTAAAGACTGGATCATTGCCTTCGAAGCGGAGCATATCTGATGGATAACCTAGAGTACTACACTCCTATGCAAATCGTGAATGAATACCACAAAGAGAAATGGGAAAAGATGGAAAAAGACGCAGTGAATAGCCCCGCACACTACAACACGGGGGGTATTGAGTGCATTGACTATCTTAAGGACAACATGTCTTGGGAAGGCTACACAGGCTATCTGGAAGGCAACACCAAGAAGTACCTTCATCGTTGGCGCTACAAGTCAAAGCCTGTAGAAGATTTGAAGAAGGCTAGGTGGTATCTGGATCGTCTTATCACAGAGTTGGATGGTAAGTAATGTACACCCTCTTCTTCCTAGTCTGTAACACACTGTCTGGCGAGTGTTATGCAACCACATCAGAGGTGATTTACAAGACAGAGAAACAATGTCAACAGGATGCCTTGCGGATCACTGACAGTGTGAAGGACGGTCAGGAGAGAGGCTTGTATCCACCAGAAGAGGCAATCTATGTCTGCCACAACTGGGGTGATCCTGCATGATGGGTTCACTCCTTTTTGTAGCCTTTGTTGTCGTTGTCCTCTGGTACTCTAGCGAAGCCGATTAGAAATGAAAAAACCCCCTTCCCGGTTAATTCCGAGAGGGGGGTTTCTTTATGGAATACAGTAATTTTTGTGGTTACGGGTGCTGATCGGGGTCGCGTTTATACAATTCGATAATATCGCGTTTCACTTCTTTAAGATCAGTCTTGATCTCGTTCATTATCTCACGATCCTCTTGACGACGAACATCACGAGAACGTATCTCAGCTTGCATCAAAGCAATCTGTTTCTCGTTAGTCAAGACACGCCGGATCAACCAAGTAATACCTGAGAAGATTGCTGCCACGGCACTTCCTATAATATACTCTAGATAATTCATCTCTTAAATAGGCCCCTTATCCACCTAGCGATTTCATTTGGAGAGGGTAGTAACCACCCGAGGATCAGAAGGACCAGTATCCATAGCGGGGTCTGTTGGATATTCACTTCTTCGATATTTTGTGCTTCTACAGGGCTAGTCTTCTGGATAATATCCCGACCAGCCTCTGTCTTTTGTTGTACAGCTACAGCCTGTTGTGTGTTCTCTTTACCAGCCTGTACATTGGCTGCGACATTAGGCCCCCCACCTGTTAAGAGGCTCAAGGGACCCCCACCACAACCAGATAAGGCTAGGAGAGCCACCAAGAGCAAGACACGCATGTCACAGCCCCTTCTTACAGAGCATAACCTTGCTATCAAGTCTACGGTTCTGTAGGCCCTTCACAGTCCTACCACCAGCCTTAACCCACTTACCTAATTCATCACAGGCTTCTTTGAACTTACCTTGATTGGCTAGGCGCATCATCGTAGACTTACAGACAGCCCCAGTACCAGCATTGTAGGCCAGTTCCAGCATAGAGGCTTGTACACCCACAGGGATGTTAGGGTTAGTCATGCAAGGTTCTAGTTTAGCGTAGAACTCTGCCACACCC